AGTTGTGGTAACTTTGCCGATTTAGCATAGTTCATGGCATAATACATTTCTTCTGGACTTAATGTACTTAAACCTTTTTTTGAACCTTTTTCATAAAATGTTTTGCCCATTCCTAACATTTGTTCTTGCGAAGGTGTTTCAGCGGCACGACTACTTTTAGGTGGATTTTTAGGCAACTTAGGTTTTGCTGGTTTTGCTGCTTTACCAGTCATCTCAGACATAATCTTTGAGATGTCATCAGCCAAATTGCCACCAGCCTTAGCAACATCATCCAACACACCTGATTTTTTCAGGTTTTGCATAACTGCTTTTAAGATTTTGTCTGGGTCTGGGACCTTTGGCATAAATCTCCTAGTAAATGAAAATGGTAGGGGGCTTTTTTCCCCCTACCATATCACGGGTTGTTCCCAACCCACAACATAAACCCTATTAAGCGGTTTTTGCTGTAAGTTTGCCTTGCTTCTTTGCGTTGCGGCAAGTGAGGTTGCCGTAGCACATAATCAAAGCATAACGTGCATCCAAGTTTTCTGGGCGCACGAACTCTGTTTGCTGGAACCACTTACCTGAGTGACCAACAAGAGTGAGGTACTTGCTGTTGATGAAGTACATTACACCAGCGGTGCAACTTACGTCAAACACTACAGGTGCAGCCTTGAACAGAAGGTTCTGGAAACCAGCATCTGCTGTCTTGGCATCTGTGTAGCGCAATTGTGGTTGCAACAAAGCCTCGTACTTCTCAAACAATGTTTGAGTTGTAAGCACTAGGTCTGGGTGGTCGTTACCAACAGAAACAGTGTTGTATGCTGTTGCCATCTGAGCGATGGTCAAAGCACCAGCAGTGTTTTCCTCGTATGAACGCCAGTATTCGTTGCCAGCAGTTGCACGGTTGATGTTACCGACAGTTCCCGAAGCCTCAATGAGGTTACCGAGACCGTTCCAGTCCTTGCCGCTGTTGCCAGTTCCGTCTGCGTAGAACATGTCGTTGAAACCTTCACGCATTGACTCTTCAGCCTGCATGATTTTGGCTTCCAACAAGTTGATGATTTCTTGTTCGCCGTTGTTCTTTGCTTCCTCAATGCCGCTGATTGCGATTGAAGCAGCGTACTGCTTCCATTCGTATTCTGCAGCAGTGATGCCTGTTTGTGCTGTCAACGAAATGGTGTCGTAACCTGAGTACGAAGCCACTGTTGAGTTCTGTCCGTAAATAAGCGGCTCAACAATTTTTGTGCCACCGTTAAGCATACGGATGCGACCCTTTGACATAAGGTGGTTCGTCAGAACTCGGTCTGTGAACACGTTATCTGTCAATTGGTCACGATAATTTGCGAGCGTTGTTGAAAGCAACGCATCAAAATTTACGTTAGACATTATAATCCTTTATAATAATAGTTGTTAAATGGTTAATTAGCACCCATTTGACGTTTGGCGGCAGCCCAAGCCTCGGAAACTGATTTAATTGGGGCAGTCTTGTCTGTCGTAGTAGAACTGGTAGCAGAGGAACCCCCTGAAACCACACTGGCAGCCCGTTTTGCTTCAAGCACACTTTCATCTGCTTGCTTTAAACGTTCTTTCGCCGCCGTTTCTAACTTGGACTGTGCCACAATTTTATCAAAAGCCAATTGCTTATACACGCCTTCCAAATCGGTTGTATTCATACGCAAAGCGGATGACACAACTTCTTTTACATCAAAATCACTATACTTGTTTTGCAAACCCGCAATTTCTTTTTCAATTTGTTGCTGATTCTGAAATTCCTCAAATGACGCTACACGTTTATCAAGTTCACGAATCTTACGTTCCTCTGGAGTTAAAGATTCTTCATCTATCGGGTCAACCTGTGGTGCATTTTGCACACCATAATGTTGAGACAATAAACTGAGTGTCGCTGCTGGATTATTCTCTAAAGCGGCTTGAAGTGTTGAAGCAAATTCTATCTTTTCACGTTGCTGAGACAATTCTTGCGTTTTCCGAGTATAATCGGCTTGACGTTGATAACCTGCAATAGCCTCACTAAGTGGGACTTGCAATTCCTCTCCATCCAACTTTACTGGAACTCTATGGTTAGAGTATTCCTGCACGTTCAATGTAGGTGTATCGGGTGTTTCTGTGACTACACTATCAGGTGTGGGTGACCCTTCAACTGGTTCCGCTGACTGTGTTGCGATTTCATCGCTCATATTTCTCCTAGAATCCGTAATGGTTGTTCTAATACTATTCTAGGCGTTCCCTAGACGGGGGGTATGGTGGATACCCCCCGCTGGTTTAGATGCGTTAAAACGCATCCTAGAGTGTCTGGTGACCTATTAGGCGGGTAGAGGTGGTTGCTGTTGTGCTGCTGCTTGTTGAGCAGCCAACATTGCTTCAACTTCAGGGCTGGCAGATGGCGCACCCGCAGCACCAGCAGGACCAGCAGGCATACCTTGTTGTTGCGGTGCAACATTAATGAACTCGTCAGGGTTTTTCACACCAAAACCCATCTGCAACACATAAGCAGCAAGTTTGCCCATATCAACAATACCTGCACCAGCAAACGGTGCAAGCGCATCAACCATTTGTAACGCCATTTGACGGCGGAACGACTCATTTGCTGGCTGTGTTGAACCTGCAGCAACCTCAAAATCAAAGTCACCTTGCAAATAGTCACGGTCAAAGTTCACCCAAACAGGTTCCCCGTCTTTGCCCATAACACGTGCCACCTGCTCACCAATCATATACTGTTGAGCCAACTGCACCATGCGGCGACCAATTTCTGCAATAGCCTGTTCAACAGTAGCCAACTTATCTGAAGTTCTAGCATTGGCTGCATCTTGCATCAATGATGTTTCGGTTGCGGTGCGGCGAATCTCCGATACGCCGCCACGTTGAAACTCCGTGACACCAGAAATACGGTCAATGTCACCAACGATAAGATTAGTTTGATTATAGAACTCTGGCGGGTTAATAACTGCTGGGAAAGCAGAGACAACAGCGCCCAAACTTTCATCAGAAATAACAGGAACCATAACATTATCTTGGTCGGACTCTAACGCTGTGCGACCCAACTGGTCAAATGCGTTTTCCTTATATAGATATTTACGTGCAAACTTTTTGCGATGATTCATCATCTGTGAACGTGTTTCGTTCAACTCTTTTTGCAACGGTTCAATAGATTCCAAATCACCCATCGGATAAAAATGGTCAGGGATATCATAGTTGCGCAACATCACAAATGGTTGCCCAAACGAGTAAGGCATCTTTATAGGTTTGACTAAAAAGTTTTCACCCTGTTCCGAAAAAATACTCATCATGTTGCTGGCTACATCATAAAATTCCCAAATTTCTGCGTATCCAGCATTTTTGTCGTGAATTTTTTTGCGCGAAGGGTCATCAGCGTAACGGCTAATAGCCATAACTTTAACCTGCTCACGAGCAGTCTTATTATAGCGTTTGTCTTGTTTAACATCGTTGATTGGTCGGCGGATACGTTGAGCAATCCAACGGATATCGTGCATACTTGTTGCATCTGGGTCAACGAACACGTCATTAGGTGAAACCCGTTCAGCGAACGGGCTGTCTTCCAAAATTATGCTAGTTGGCGTTGACTCGCCACCCTCAACATCATCAGAAACCTCTGTGTCTCCACCTTGTGTGTCTTCTTCTTCAACGAAACGGTAACCAACTTTCATCCAACCATGTCCGACAGTTAACATGTCTTTGACTGCACGGCGGAAATGTGAACGAATATCACGATGTTTCCACCAATAATTAACTACCGCTTCAGCGATAACAGCCTGAGCAGCATTATCTGGATTAACAGCATTGACAGAAATCTTTGGATAGTTTACGGAAATACTAGGCGAAATAACGTTAATAGTGGAAAACGAAATATTAACCAACATGCGGTCTTCAGTTTTATAGTCGTCAAAGTGACGACCTTTATACATGTCAACCATGCGCCGCCAAGTACCATCATAACCGTCATCTTTACGCCACTTACGGCTAGCCTCAATACGTTGTTTGGATTGAGCCAAATAATCACTCAAATTTTTCTTAGCCATTATACGTCCTTACCTTTATGCCATCCGATATGTTCATCTAATTTTGTTCCAACATTATCAACTTTATCAGCAACCTTTTGCAACAAATCTCTAGATTCGGCATGCTGGTCAGTGTTTTCTGAACGTAACTTGTTTAAAACAACCACCACTGGACCCGTAATCAAAGCAACAACAATGGGGACAATGACGGCTTCCATACTACATCCAATTAGTCACAGGCTCAGCCTGCACTCCATTAATAGCCGCATCCGCCACAATTTTGCGTTGTTTCTCAGCAATAGTATCCCCATGAAAGTTGTCTTTGCCGTAAGTAAAACCCAAACGAATACTTTTTATGTGGCAGCCGAAACAAATTGCACCACGATGGGGCAATTCTTCATCATAAAACTGTCTAGAACATTCTTCGCAAGTAAAATTTGTCATCTAATAACACTTTCTTGTTCCCAAACTACCTAAAAGGAGTCTGACTGCGCACATTATGTGCGCCAATAGGTGTTTTTTCTGCTTTTCTACCCCCAAAAATATGTTTTTCCCACCACAACAAACTATTTTCAGGCGGTTTACTAGACGGACGATACTCAGGCAACCAAACATACTTCAACATCTGATTAGCAATAGCCAAAGAAATAACACGGTCATCATGCGGACTACCAGACATCTTACCATTTTCCTTCCGAACAAAAGTACGCAACTCCGCAATAGTCAAACGGTCATAAACCTGCACAGTATCAGTACGCATAGCAGCAGACAACTCGTCAATAGCCAAAGGTTTAGTAGTAGCCGTAGTACGCCACCCCAAAATATCCGTAGCCTCAGGACGAACATGCGCCAAACGGCGCTG